TAGGATTTATAGAGTTGCTGAATATCTATTACAAAGGAACAAAAGACATAAATGATTAAACGTATAGGCTTTGCCTGCAAATACATGCACCCGGACCAGACTCAGAAGAAGAAACTTCTTGAGGAGATTCAGCGTCCACTCAATACAAGAAGTACAACAGTACAATGGTTGAATAGGCAAACGCGAGATGTTGCAGAACAAAGGCTATGGGATATCATGGTCCACAACATACAAAGTTTTTACAACTTGATAGAATGGGTTGGTGGATTACAGAAAGAATTACGAATGGTGCGTCTTGGTAGTGATGTACTTCCTGTTTACACACAGGCAGATTGGTCTTACTATTGGAAGAAGCCTGACGTAATTGAATACTGTGAAAAACATTTTGCTAAGGTAGGCGAACTTGCAAGAAAGTTAGACGTTAGACTTTCTATGCACCCAGGACAATTTACTGTCCTTGCATCAGATAACCCAGATATAGTAAATAGAAGCATAGAGGAGTTTGAATATCATGTTGATTGCATCAGATGGATGGGCTACGGCCAACAATTCCAAGACTTTAAATGTAATGTCCACATATCAGGTAGGCAAGGTCCAGCCGGTATCATCAATGCTCTCCCAAGATTATCTCAAGAGGCGAGAAACGTTATTACGATCGAGAACGACGAAATGTCGTGGGGCATCGATGCGTCACTCGAACTTGAGAAACATGTCGCACTCGTACTTGACATACACCATCACTGGGTGCGTACAGGTGAATACATACAGCCCACCGACGATAGATATCATCGCGTAGTTGACAGTTGGCGTGGTGTGCGTCCTGTTATCCATTACAGTGTTTCACGTGAAGACTTACTTGTAGGTCACGATGCTGATACACTTCCTAACATGGACGAACTACTTGAACAAGGCTTTAAGAAACAAAAACTACGAGCTCATAGCGATATGATGTGGAATAATACAGTAAATGACTGGGCTCTACTGTTTAACGACACCGCAGACATTATGGTAGAGTCTAAACACAAGAACCTTGCTTCGCAGAAACTGTTAGAACATAAGGTAAATACAGTATGCGATTTAAACAACTTCAAAACTGTGAACGTACCAAAGCAAGAACTTGTCAGTGCGAAAGCCTAAGAAAATTATCCGAAGCAGAAGACGATAAAGTTGTAGCCGTTTGTGACTTAGTCCATTCGGACACTGTTAAGGGAACAATTTTCTTTATGCAGGGACCAGGCACTGCTACTCTTATAAAGGGTAAGATAACTGGGTTAACTGAAGGTGAACATGGATTTCATGTACACGAATTTGGGGATCTATCAAACGGATGTGAAAGTGCTGGCGCACATTATAATCCAGATGGGGTAGAGCATGGAGATCTCGAAAATGGCCATGTTGGTGATTTAGGAAATATCACAGCCAACTCTGACGGGATATCAGAGTTTACAATCAAAGCAAAACGTATTGATTTAATTGGCGACCGTAGTATTATTGGACGAGCATTAGTAGTACACGAAGACACAGATGATTTAGGAAAAGGTGGAGACGCTGAATCGCTGAAAACCGGAAACGCAGGTGAAAGACTGGCTTGCGGGGTAATTACGCTTACAAACGGAGAAAAATAATGATATCATTTTTGAAATCACTTTTTGGTGCAGGAGAGAAAAAGACATTGAAACTTTCAGATTACGTTGCTAATAAAAAACGTAAGGTTGCACCTTTAATTTTGGTTCCATCAAAGGCAGACATGTCTAAGATGACAAAAGCAAAGTTAGAAGAGATGGGAAGAAATCACGGTATTGAGTTAGACAAACGTCTTACAAAAGACAAACTTGTTACTCAATTACGTAAACACATGAACGCAAAAAACAAGTAAAGGAGAAACTATGAAAAATTGGATTCAAAACAGACTTGACGAAAGAACTTCTTGGGATGGCGCAATGCTTATCGCAGTAGGAGTTATTGTCCTTATAGCAGGACCATTTGCTAAATTGGCGGCATACGCGGCTATTGGTTATGGTGCTTGGACTATTTGGAAATCAGAATAATTACAACTGATCAATTGTAAGTAAACCATCTACGGTAGTGTTTAGTTTGCGCCTTTGTTCTGCACCTTTCTTTTGTGCAAAACGTTTAGGATCGCATTCTGGACACACGTGGTTATAGGCGTTATCTAAACGTTTAGGATCTACTTGTCCTTTGTCACGTTTAAATTCTTCATGGCAGTTATCGCATTCAAATATAATTACAGTCTTAACACGCTTGTATGAATGTGTCTTACCTTTTTTAGACTTACGGCTATACCATTTAACTTCTTGTTCTGTTCTATCAAACATACAAGTATTTACCTATTTACATTCGGATTATAAAATATAAACTAAATAATAGTAAGGAAACAAAATGACAGCAATAGTGCAACTAACAGAAACAGCAAAGGAGCATATGGCTACAATGCTAAAAGAACACGATAAGCCGGCTATTAGGTTAGGATTAAAAGGCGGTGGCTGTGCAGGTTTCAAATACGAATGGAGTCTTGAAGACGAAATCAGGAGCGATGACGAACAAATTAAGGTAGATGGAGGTTTGTTTGTTGTAGATCCTGCGAGTGTTATGTACTTAATAGGTACTACGATAGATTATAAAAAAGAAGTATTTGGATCATATTTTGATATTAAAAGCCCTAATGCAACATCAAGTTGCGGTTGTGGCGAATCAGTAGGATTTTAAAAAATGGCAAAAAGTACAATTAACATTGGTGTAGAAGGTAATGACGCTACCGGCGATAGTATAAGAGACGCCTTTAGTAAGGTAAACGAAAACTTTAGTGAACTTTACGCAGTATTTGGACAAGGTGGTACTATTAGGTTTACTGCACTTTCAGACACACCAAATGAATTAGGCGCTAACAAGATTCCGGTATCTAATGATGCTGGTTCAACATTATTAATGAAAACAGTTGAAGGCGGAACTGGTATTTTAATTGATAACACTGATCCAACTAAACTTGTTATTACAAACAGTGGTGGTTCAATTAGTTCAGACTTACAACCGACCATTGGTGGTTATCTAAATGGTTCAGGTAATTTTACACTTGGTAACATTGGTCCAATTACAGATCAAGCGGCAACAGATTTTAACACAACACATTCAACACAAATTACAGTACACGATTTAGTTGCTGATAAAAAATATAACGACAACAGATATCAAATTGAAGGTTCTCCAAATAGAATGAGAGCAGAACCTGCTAATGGTACTGAGTATGCAAAAGTTATTGGTAGTTTTGTAAACAACAATGCTATTGTTTCTCTACACGGTTACGACCACAGCGTTAACGGACAAGGTTTCAAATACACAGTTTCATCAGGTGATCCAGCGGCGACTAATTTAACAGACTCTACAGTTTACTACCTGAGATACGTAAACGCAAACCAGTTAAGTTTCCACCCATCAGCGGCAGATGCCGTAGCAAACACAAACAAAATTTTAGCAAACGCAGGAGCGTCAGGTAACCCAGGTGGTACACACACGCTTACTGACAACGAATACAATTCAGCATTGTATGGCAATTACTTAACAACAGAAGCATTACCAAGAAGTGCTACAGTACGTAGACAAGGTGATGACATGACAGGTCCACTTTACTTGCATGACCATCCAGGTAACTTGGCAGGCAGTGGTACACCAAACGATGTAGATGATTTACAAGCGGCATCAAAATTTTATGTTGACAATTCAAGTTTTACAAGTATTGTAGATTTGTATGTTAGAACAAACGGCGATGACACACAACAGTTTTCACCAGTAGGTAAAGAAGGACGTAGTTTACAATTTGCTTATAAGTCAATTGGTAAAGCGGCTGAGAAAGCAGAAGAACTAATTGAAACATCACCGTTAGAGCCAGGCGCTTATGTACAAACAGTTACATATAACACTGGTGCTTCTGACAGTACTATTACAACACAAACAATTACGTCTGCACATACAGCAGGTGCTCCAGCGGCATCATTACTTAGATCAAACTTAGAGTTTATTAAGAAAGAAATTGTAGCATATATTAATGCAACATTTCCAACATACCAATACAACGAAGCAACTTGTGAAAGAGACATGGGTCTTATTACACAAGGTTTGGCTATTGACATTGAACAAGGACTAAACGCTAACTCACAGGCAATACTTGCTGGTAAGAGATACTTTAGTTCTGTATCAGGACAGATTGCAAGAACAACACAAAAGACAGAAACACTTGCAGGTATTAATTATGGTAAAACAATTATTAACTCTATCTTACAAAATGGTACAGTTACACCTGTAAGAAACGTAGATGGTATTACACAAATTACTGATGGATCAAAAGTTGTTACATCGACAGTAAGAAATGCAGTGCTTGGTAAGATTGATATTGTTACAAATATTATTGACAATGGTTTAGGTGTACTTGATACAACTACATTGATTGAAGGATCAACTGTAACACTTACACTTGACAATGGTGGACAAGGTTATGTTGATCAAGGTGCGGCATCAAACGTTGACATACTTCCAGGTAAAATTTTAAGAGGTAAAACATCAGGTGCATTAGGTAGAATTGTAAAATACACAAGAGGTGCAAGTACAGATGAGTTACGTGTATTCTTAATTGAACCTAAACAGTTTAGCACACAAGAAAAAATTGAATACGGTAACTTTGCAATTAAAACACAAATTTGTATTCATGTTGAATCAGGAATTTATGAAGAAGATTATCCAATCAAACTTCCTGCTAACTGTTCTATTAAAGGTACTGACTTTAGACGTACAATTATTAGACCAAAGAATAGAGGTTCACAATCTAAATGGATTAATACATATTTCTTTAGAGATGCAGAGTTTGATAACTTAGATCTAATTCCTACACAGAATCCAAATGCTGTAGCAATTATTAAAGCAAACAAAGAATTTGTTAAAGACGAAGTTATTGCTTGGATTGATTCACAAGTGGCTGGTAACATTACACCGTTCTCAACTTCATTTACATATAACAAAGCCAAGTGTGAAAGAGATACAGGAATTATTCTTGATGGTATTGCACACGATATCAAATACAATGGTAACGCTAAAACATATCTAAATGCTGGAAGATATTACGAAGGAACAGTTTCACAGGTTGGTGGACAAGAAGCACAAACTGCCGCGGCACTTGCTTATGCAAGAAGTGTTGTAGTTGATTATGTTTTACCACAAGGATCTTACTCAGCATTACAATCTGTTACAACACAAACAACAGGTTTAGCAGTAACTGAAGCAGGACAAACTGCAAGAGTAACAACATTGATGCAGAGCATTGAGAATGTTATTACTAACGGTCTAAGTGTTATGCCTGACTTGGTAGATCCAAGATACGGATATCACTACACAGCAGATCCAACAAAAACTGTTAACCTTGGATCGAACGCGGCTACTAACCCAGGTAACTTCCCTAATGCGGCAGAACTATTACAACTAAACAAAAACTTTATTGTTGAAGAAGTTATTGCTTGGATTAACTATCAAGTTGCAAACGCAGGTGGATCAGGTATATGGAATGGCTTTACTTACAACGAAGTTAAATGTCGTAGAGATACAGGATTAATTTTAGATGCTCACGTTTCTGACTTAAAACATCCAGCAGGTGGTAGAGAAGAAACTCTTGCAATGCAGAGTGCATACTATTCAGGTGCAGTAGCAGGACAAGAACAGCAGACTACAGCGGCAATTAATATTATTAAAACAATTACTCCAAGTGTATTTGCTAAAACAGCATTTGGTTCAAGTTTACAAAGTAACGTAACACAGAATACAAGTGCAACAGCAACTTCAGAAGCAGGAGTACAAACACATTCAGATGCACTTATTGATTGTGTAGTATTTGCATTTGACGCAACTTACAACCCACCTAAGAACAACTTAGACATTGACGTGTTTATGATGAATGATTCAAACAGAATTATGAACACAAGTATGCAAGGTCATGGTGGATTTGCACAGGTACTTGATCCAGATGGACAGATTCTAATTAAATCTCCTTACGTACAGGTTAACAGTTCATTTAGTAGATCCGCAAACAAACAAGCATTCCGCGGTGGTATGTACATTGATAATTTTGTTGCTAACTTAACAATGACAGTTAACACTAAAGATGATGCATACACTCTTAACGTATCAAGCGGAGTAGGTAGTGGACTAAGAATTAGAAGACCACAAACACCATGCCCATTCTTTATTGATGGTATACGTTATCAAGTTGATGCTGTTACAAATTATGACCAAGCGGCGGGTACTGCAACATTATTCCTAAATCCAACTTCGGGTATTGGTGGTGCTGGTTTCCAATTTGCAGATGGTACAGATATTATATTACAAACTGCTGGTAACACTTCGATGTTGGCAAACGACTATACACAGGTTAACGACTTAGGTTATGGTATTGTTGTTAACAATGGTGCATTAACAGAACAAGTTTCAACATTTACATATTATTGTCATGCGGCATATATGGCAAACAACGGTTCACAGATTAGATCACTAAACGGTTCTAACTCAAACGGTAACTTCGGACTTGTTTCTTCAGGATCAGATCCAAACGAAGTTATTGATCAGATTACACTTGAAGAAGCAATGGTACAAACTGCTCGTATTTACGACAATGGTACCACAGCGATTAACGTAGCAGGAAAAAATATTGTTTATGTATACAACATAGCACACATTCCAAATAACATTTCAGAGATTGAAATCAATCATGGTGGTTCGGATGGTATTGTAAGATACGAAGTTGCAAGTGTACAAACAACAGCATTTTCAGATGTTGCTGGTGCTTCACGTAATGGTAAAATTTACAAACTTAATATTTCAGGTAACGATGGATTAGCGGCGACATTGGCAAACAATGATAAAGTTATTATTAGAGCGTTACAAAACTTTATATTTGATGACTTAGAAACAACAGCAGTTATTAGACCATCAACTGCCGTTGTGTTTGACGAACAAGATACATTTACATATAGAACTATTGCGTTTGGTAGTGCTAACTCGGTTGGTACTACACTTCCAGGTGCTAATCAACAGTTGGTTACATTTGACGCAAACTACGATTACATTAGAGTTGTTGTTAACCAAGCGAACATTGCAGGTACAGCCTTTGCTGGTACAGGTACGTCACATGGTAACGCGGCGGGTGATGTAGCAATTTCAATTGAAACAATTACTGAACAAGCAGAGATTGATAGACTTAACAATGGTGACATGATTTTTGCATGGGACGGTAAAGTTCACAAGGTATTAAGTTACGCACAAAAAACAGGCTATGCTATTTTAAGTATTGAAGATCTTAACAACATCAACACTGCGGCATTAGGTGATGCTGTAGTTGCCGCAGGTTTACAAACTCCACTTACAAGTACAGACACAAGAACATTACGTGTTGGATTAAACAGCGGAGAAAATGCAGGACTAACAGTTAATATTTCTGTAGCAAGAGCAACAGGACATGACTTTAATGATATTGGATCAGGTGGATTTAACACAAGTAACTATCCAAGTAAAATTTATGGTGCACCACAAGAACCAGTACAAGCAAACGAAGTACAAGAACGTGGCAAAGGTAGAGTATTCTATGTAAGTACAGACCAAGACGGATTCTTCCGTGTAGGTAGATTCTTTACAGTTGACCAAGGAACAGGTCGAGTTACATTTGCGGCAAGTATTGCATTAAGCAATTTAGACGGTATTGGATTTAAACGTGGTGTTGTTATTACTGAATTCTCAAGTGATGATGGAATGACAGATAACGCTGTTGACTCGGCTCCAACTGAATCAGCAGTAAGAGGATATGTAAACAGACGTCTGGGAATGGACGAATCCTCATTAATTGTTGGTAACCCAATTGGTTCAGGATTTATTTCAAGAGATGGAACTATTGGTCCAAGTGCAAACATTAACTTTAGTAACAACAATATTACAGGCTTGGGAGATCCAGGAGCAGACTTTGATGGTGCTAACAAACGTTACGTAGATGGAAGAACACCATTCGGTGACGAAGCAATTGGTACTAATAAGGCAAACAGAGCAAGTGGTGATATTTTATTATTTGACGGTTCTGTTTATGATAATGCAACACCAATAGGCGACATTGGTATTACATGGAATGCTAATACTGCCGACTTCCAAATTACAGCAGGTGCTATTATTAATGCTGATGTTAATGCGGCGGCACAAATTGCACAAAGTAAATTAAATCTAAACGCGGCAACAGTAAGAGCAAACGCAACAGGTATTACGCAAAATGATTTAGGTAGTGCGGCATTTGATAATTTAGTGTTTAGTAGCGACAATGGATTTATTAGTATTGACAATGGTCAACTACCTATAGCGAAACTTGCAAATATCGCAGACGAACATGTAATTGGTAGAGCAACAGGTGATAGTTCCGATGGTGACGTTAGTGCTATTCCGTTCTCAACTATTGTTAGCAGTGGTGGTACATTTACTACTATTGGTGCTCCAAATGCGATTGTTAAAACACATACAGATGGGTCAATCAACGTACAAGCATTAGATGTTGATAGTGCAAGAATTATTGATACTTCAGGTACAACAGTTAACTTTACAAACCCAGGTACAACATTATTTTTAAGTTCACAAACAACAGGTGCTGGTGTTACAACTAACTCAATGACTGGTAACCTAAACATTGGTGCAAGTAGAGCGACAGAAAGTAACTTCCAAGGAAACAGTACATTTGCTGATGAAAACTATATTGCGGCTGACTGGGCATACCATTCATTTATTGAAGCACCAGGCGAAGCAGATGCTAACAGTACAGGTATTGGTATTGGTGCTGGAACAGGATTTAGTAATGCTGATCAAATTAGTTTTGTAACTGACGGTGCTTCAAGAATAGTAATAGGTACAGCGGCAATGCTACCAAGTACAACATCAGTATATGACATAGGTAGTGCGGCACTAAAATATAATCAAGTACATGCAGTTACATTTGAAGGACAGGCTAACACAGCATTATACGCTGACTTGGCAGAGAATTATCTTGCAGATGCAGAATACGAAACTGGTTCAGTTCTTGTGTTTGGCGGTGATCAAGAACTTACAACTACAACACACAAAGGCGATACGAGAGTTGCTGGTGTTGTTTCAGAGAAACCAGGTTACTTAATGAACAAAGGACTTGAAGGCGATTATGTTACATCTATTGCACTACAAGGTAGAGTTCCTGTATTAGTAGTAGGTGAAGTTAAAAAAGGCGACATGCTTGTAACAAGTGCCATAGAAGGATATGCTATTGTAAATAATAGTCCAGGTGTTGGTGAAGTTATTGGTAAAGCAGTCAAAGACAAGGACGACCCCGGGTATGGAATTGTTGAAGTAGTGGTAGGGAGAGTCTAATGGCACAGAAAAATATAAACATTGGATCAAGTGCTAACAAAGGTGATGGCGATCCATTAAGAACCGCATTTAGCAAAGCAGAAGATAACTTTACAGATTTATACGCAAGAATAGTAGTAGTTGAAGGACAGGTTGGTATTGCTAACCAAGGTGGTGCTACTATACAACAAAGTATCATTGGAGATGTTATAGGAAGTGATTCAACTGTAATTGTTAACCATGCTACAAGCACAGTCACAGCACAAAACATAGTAGGAAATTTAAAAGGTTCAGTTGTAGCAGATGACTCAACAGTAATTATTGACGGTGTAAGCGGTACTATTCCTTACTCAGTATTGACTGGTACACCAACTATACCAACAAACAATAACACGTTAACAAACGGTGCAGGATATATTACTGCTGAAACAATTACGTTAACAACATTAAAAACAGAAGTTGCGGCGGCTACTGATTTCGCTGACTTCAAAACAAGAATAGCGGCACTGTAATGAGTACGATAAATATGAGTATAGGAAAACAAAATGGCAGATAGAATACCACTTATAGTAGATACAGCAGACGGTAATAAGTTAAAAGAATTACCCATTGGTGATAATTTAAATTTAACAGGATCTGGCATTGTTGGTGCAGGTAATATTGCGGCAACAAGTTTAACAGTTGCTGGTGTACTTTATAATCCTTTTAGTGGATCATATACAGACTTAACAGGTACGCCAACTATTCCATCTAACACAGATGATATTGTAGAAGGTACTAAACAGTATTTTTCAAACGAACGTGTAGATGATAGATTAAATGATTTCCTTGTAGCAGGAACAGGCATCACACTAACATACAATGATGCGGCCAATACATTAACTATTGGAGCAACTGGTGTTGGTAGTGGAGGCGGTGGTTCAAGTAACTTACCAGGTTTAACTGATGTTGTTATTACTGCTCCTGCAAACCATCAAGTTTTAAAATATGATACTACTACAAACAAATGGATTAATAGTTTAGTATCTTATAACAATCTTCTTAATACACCAACGTATTCAACAGTAGCATCAAGCGGAAGTTATAATGATTTAAGTAACAAACCAATTATTCCAACTGACATTGATGATATGTCAGATGTTGACACTTCAACAACACCTCCGACAAACGGACAAGTATTAAAATGGTTAAACAATAAATGGTTACCAGCAGATGATATTACATCAGGTGGTGGCGGATTAAATGCTGACACACTTCAAGGTTTTGCAGGAAGTTATTACTTAGACTGGAACAACGTTACAAGCAAACCTGTTTATCAAGTATCTGATTTAGATGATACAAGTGTAAATGATGTTACAGCAGGTCAAATTATACAATGGACAGGATTAACTTGGGACGCAGTTGATTTTGAATTACCATTTACAAGCATTACAAGTAAACCAACAACACTTGCAGGTTACGGAATTACAGACGCACCAAGTGCCTTAACAGACTTAGGTATTTCAGATGGTGCGGCAAATACAGTATTAACGACAAACGGATCAGGTACATTTACTTTTGCAACAAACTTATCAGGAGTAAGTTTAGTTAATGCAGGATCAATTGGTTTTGCGGCAGGTACAGTTGTTAACGAATTTAGTGCAGACGGAACACTTGCTGGTGATAGTAATACAGCAGTTCCTACAGAGAGTGCTGTAAAAACTTATGTTGACACACAAGTTGCAGGAGCAGGAGGTTCGGAAGGACTTGCTTCAAGAACAACAGCGGCAGTAACAACAAATAGTATTGCTAATAATGTAAACGAAGATGTTTCTATTACAGGTTTCAAATCATACATGCTAATGAGCATACAGACATCTGCGGCGGCATGGGTTAGATTATATACAAGTTCAGCAAACAGAACAGCAGATGCAGGTAGAGGCGAAGGTGTAGATCCAAGTCCTGCTTCAGGTGTAATTGCAGAAGTACTATCCAATGGCGCACAAACTATTGAGTTTGGTCCAGCAGTATTAGGTTGGAATAGTGCGAACGATACAACAATATATGCGGCAGTAAAAAATAAAAGTGGTGGAACTGCAACAATAACAACTACACTAAAACTGCTTAAATTGGAGGGCTAACATGTCTTTAAGAAAGCATGTAGAAAAAAAGATCTACATGGTTACACTTAAGAATAGTGTAGACAGTGTAGCATTCGCAGATGATATGGAGACACCTGGTGGTGCTCTACACATTCCAAACAGAGCAGTCGAAGTTCACAATCCAAGACCAGAATCAAGAACAACAGAGTATTGGCTTACAGAATCAGAAAAGAATTTAGTCAGCAATGACGACAGAGTTTTAGCGGTTGAACTTAACCCTAAAGATGCAAACTTAGAAGTTTCGGAAAATTCGATAGTACAACAAACAGGTACGTTTGCAAGAAATAGTTCTCAGACAGGGTCCGATCTTAACTGGGGATTGTTACGATTAATAGACGGACAAAATCAATCTGGTTGGGGACAGTCTCCAACTGAAGTTAACACAACAATATCATTTAATGCAACTGGTCGTAATGTTGATTTGGTTATTTGCGATGGTGACGGTATACACACCGGACATCCAGAATACACACAACCATCAGGTCAAGACACAGCAGATGGTTCCGCGGAACGTATCGTGCAATATAATTGGTATCAACACAATCCAGCAGTAACCGGAGGAGCGTCAGGGACTTACAGTTACGGTAATCCAGGAAGTTATCACGCTAATCACGTTATGGGAACTGCGGGAGGCAACCGGCAAGGATGGGCAAGAGATGCGAATTTATATAATCTTTACTACTATGCTGGCGCTGTTAATAATACTAATTTTCCTTACGTGTTCGATTACATTAGACAATTTCACGCGAATAAGTCAGTCAATGGAACAACAGGAATTAAGAACCCAACAGTCGTCAACAACTCATGGGGAATGAGTATATTCCCAAGTCAATGGAGTATGAGCTCTATAACGGCAGTTACCTATAGGGGAACAAGATATACTCCAAGTGGGACAACGACATACAATGGTACTTCAGGAGTGTTTACTTCTTCTGCAAGAATAGGAACCTTTACAGCAGATCCAGAAGATATTTCACAACGTATTACAACTTCAGGTTCTGAAGGAACAGTTGGCGGAGACTTTAATGCTACGCCTACAGGATTTGTAAGAACAGGTGGAACGATTGAGTTAGATGTAAATGTTATACCTAATGCAAGTTATACAGCAACCATACAAGGACCTGCTACTATTAATTATAGGCACAATGTTAGTTCACAAGGAATTACAGGTATATCAGATATTGATCTTACAGTTACAGTACAAGACCAAGGTGGCAGTACAATCAATACACAAACAAATAGTCAAACATCAGTTGATGGTGGCTTTGCTGAAGTTGACTTAACACAAACAAGTTTAAGTTTACCTAACAACGAACAATATAGTATTACTTGGCAAACAACTGTTACAGAAGGTACTGACCCTACAACGGCGGCATTGTTAAGTTGTACACTTGTAGGATACGTAGGTGGTAGTCCTGCGGCAACAGTTACAAGTCTTGGTACAAATATACCCATTGCTTCTACAACAGGATTGACAGCATCAGTTACACCTCAAAATGGTAATAATGATGATGGATACTGGACACTTACTTTACCGTTCAATGTAACATACTTGAATGAAAGTTCAAACACTATATATATGGGTACAAACAGTTATCTTACATTTGGTGGCGGAGCAACAACTTATTCTGGTATTGATGAGAACACACCTTCTCTTCCAAAGATTATGGTAACAGCAGAAGATTGTAGTTGTCAAAGAATTTTTTATGGTACCTCAGGTACAGTTGGTAGTAGAATTTATAGATTAGTATGGGAAGGTAATCCAAATACAAGTGGTACATTAGGATCTCCAACAATAAGATATGAATACAAATTTTATGAAGCAACACCTACACAAATTGATTTGAATATTGAAGGTAATGCAAACAAATCAGTTGATGGGTCTTTTTCAACTGCACAACTTAATGCTTGGGGATTTATATCAGGACAACGTATTCCTGTAAGAGTTGCGGCACTTGATGCAGACATCGAAGATGCTATAGACGAAGGTGTTATTACAATAGGCGCGGCAGGTAACGGTCGATGGAAACATGACGTACCAGGTGGTGCTGATTGGGATAATACATTTGAAACATCATCTGCAAGTGCAAGATATTATATGCGTGGCACAAGTCCAACAGCAAATGATGATTCTGTAAATGGCACATATGACATACCTAACATTTGTGTTGGTGCTACTGATACTGGTTTAACAAGTAACGCTGATAGAAAAGTTAGTTTTAGTGATTGTGGTCCTGGTGTTGATGTTTATGCTCCAGGTACAAGTATTCAATCTGTTTTAAATACAAGTTACAGCAGTACTATTCCTCAAGATCCAAGGACAGCGTCCAGTTCTTATAGAGTAGGAAAGATTTCAGGAACAAGTATGGCAAGTCCTCAAGTAGCAGGATTGGTTGCTTGTTTAATGGAAACATATCCGCACTATACTCAAGAACAAGCAAAAGCATATTTAATTTCAAAATGGGCAGTACAAGGGCAACTTTATGATGCAACATCTACAGAAAATCCAACAGATACAGATGACTTACAAGGTTCACCTAATGTGCATGTAAAATACAATTTTGAACGTAGCATAGATGGTGCTATGCACCCTAAGAAAGATTATAATTTAAGACCTACAACAGGTGCATTATATCCAAGGGCAAAACGTACAGTGCGTAAGAGACCACCAGAATAGGATAAATATTAGTATGGCAATACAAACAGTTAATATCGGCGGCGTAGCAAATGACGGAACAGGTGATGATTTACGTGAAGCGTTTGTAAAAGTTAATAACAATTTTACAGAACTTGACAATCGTAATCCTGAGCAAACAACTGCATCTAATTTAGGTACAGAAGGTCAAGGTGTATTTGCACAAAAGACTGGGTTTGATTTACAATTTAAAAAGATTAAAGCAGGCGGAAATGTTACTATTACATCAGATAGTTCAAACGTTACTATTGCAAGTGTTGGCGGTTTACAACAGTTAATTGTTGCTACAGATAGTGGAAACATTACACTTGCTGAAGGCGATACATTTACTATTGCAGGTGGTACTAATGTAACTACAGCACAGAACGGTGCAAGTGGTATTACAATTAATTCTGCAACAGAATTAAGCACAGACGCTACACCAGTTTTAGGTGGCGATTTAAATGCTAATAATAAAACTATTCTAAATGTAAGAGATGCTGAAACTACAGTATATGGTATTGACGTAAGAGATATTTACGGATTTAACTTTGGTAATATTACAGGTAGTACATCAAGCATTATTGAATTTTTAGGTACAGCAACTAACGTTGATTTAGGTACAATTGATGATCCAGGGCTACAAGAAGACAGTACCGTTGCAGATGTTTCAATTGATAACGGTACAATTACAAACCCGCTATAATCATAGCCACAATATTCCGATAAATACTATTGAATAAGGAATCAAAATGGCAACCATCTGGACTTTAAAAACAGGATCTAATTTAGGTATATTTGCAGAAAATGCGACTATACGTTTTGCTTTACCTGTTAACACAGTATCAAACACTATAAGCACAGTTAAAGTTATTAGTGGATCATTGCCAGGTGGACTTAGAATAGAGGGATTATATGTTGTTGGTACTCCTTTTGAAGTAGAAAGATTAACTGAATCAAAATTTGTACTTAGAGCAACTGATAGTTCAGGTGCTATTGAAGATAGAACATACACAATATTAATTGACGGTGCTGACGAACCTGAATGGATTACAAAAGAAGGACTAATTGCTGTTGATCCTAATAGCAAATTTTTTGTTCTTGATAATACTGTTTTAGACTTTCAATTACAAGCCATAGATCCAGACTTACCCGCAGGTGATACACTTGAATATTTTATTGCTGATGACGATGGCGAATTACCTCCAGGAACAAGACTTACAACAGATGGAAGAATTGTTGGATTAGTTGAGCCAGTACTTGCATTAGATAAACGTGCAGGCAGTGGACATTATGATGCAAACGTATATGGTACATTTCCTTTCGATTTTGGTGAAAGAAGTGCTAATGGTTATGACAGTTTCTTTTATGATACAAGAATTTATGACGACAGAATTCCAACAAGACAACCAAGAAAATTAAATAGGTATTATGAGTTTATTGTTAGTGTTAGCGATGGTGATACTATCAAGAAACGTAAGTTTCAAATTTATCTTGTAGGTGATGACTTCTTAAGAGCAGACAACACTAAGATGCAAATTGCAAACGGATTGTTTAGTGCTGATAACACATACTTAAGAACACCATTATGGTTAACTCCAGCAAACTTAGGTTTCAGACGTGCTAATAACTTTCTTACATTTTTCCTTGATGTATTAGATACGGAAACAATTTTAGGAAGATTAACTTACACACTTGAAGCACTTAATGATGATGGTAGTGCAAGTACATTACCGCCTGGTATGCAAATAGATAGTAGCACTGGTGAAATTGCAGGTCGTGTACCTTATCAACCAGCAGTTACAAAAGAATACAAATTTACAGTTAAAGCAACAAGACTTGGCGGCGTACCAGAAACAATTCTTGCAACAAAAACAAAAACATTTACAGTTAAAATATTAGGTGAAGTTGATTCGACTATTACGTTCACAACTCCATCAAACTTAGGAACTATTAGTGCAAACTTTATTTCAACAAAAAGTATAAAAGCAACAACAACTGTTCCTGACTCAAGATTACTATACAGTATTATATCAGGTAACTTACCTGCAGGATTACAATTAGATATTAGTGGAGAAATAATTGGTAAAGTAAATCAATTTGGTACTGCTACAACTCCAGGACTTACAGTCTTTGATAGTGGTGCAATGACATTTGATGGTGCTAAAACTATCTTAGATAGAGAGTTTAAATTTACAGTAAAAGCAGAAGACCGTTTTGGATTTAGTGCAGTTGAACGAGAGTTTACACTTGATGTTCTTGATCCAGATGATAACTTGTACAGTAACTTATTCATGAAGCCTTTCTTAAAGTCAACTGTTAGAAGTAGTTATGAAGCATTTGTTTCTGATCCAAGTGTCTTTCCACCAGACCTTGTTTACAGAGCAGGTGATCCACAGTTTGGCGTGCAAAAAGAAATTAAGATGTTAGCATACGCAGGTATACTTACACAAAATATTAGAAACTATGTAGCGGCGGCGGCAAAGAATCACAAACGTAAAAATTATAAAATAGGTGAAGTTAAAAAAGCAGTAGCAAAGAATCCAGGTAGTAATGACACAGTTTATGAAGTTGTATATTTAGAAGTGTTTGATCCTGCAGAACCATCTAAAGGCAGAACTGCAACACAGTTTAAAAGTAGAAACAGTAATAGCATTACAGTAGACAGTATTTCTTTTGAAGCACAAGATGATAAGACAGCATTAGGAACAGGTTCAAGTGCATTTGATCTTAATGTTAGAGGTTCAGGAACACCTACAATTAAAGTACAAAGTATTGGTAATGATTTAGAAATTATTACAAGAAGTGGTCGTGTTGTATTTCCTACTGTAGGTAATATTACAGTAACAACAAGATTAGGTACTACAGTTACAAGTGTCCAAGAATTTGTAATTGAACAAGCAGAACCATTTAGATTTAGACCAATTACAAACACACTTAAAGTTGATAGCAGTGCAGTCAAAGTAAGTCAGGATAACGACAACACCAAATACATATCAAATCTAAGTAATATGAGAGATAGGATATCTGAAACAGGTGTTACAGAACGTGACTTTTTACCACTTTGGATGCGTACAACACAACAAAATAGTGTACAAGAATTAGGGTATACAAGTGCAATACCCATTGTTTATTGTCAAGCCGGACAAGCAGACCAAATAATGCTTAATATTAAGAATAATAACTTCAATTTTAAAACAATTGACTTTGATATTGATAGATACATTATAGATAGCACTACGGGCAGTTCAAACGACCAATATATACTGTTCGCAAATTATGAACACAATATATAAACAGATAAATAAAAGCATAGAGAGGTAATATAATGGCAAGTAATATTGATGATGTAAGCATTAACTCAGCATACCCTGTAGCAGGTCAAGACAATGACTCACAAGGGTTTAGAGATAATTTTGGTACAATCAAAAGCAATTTCGTTGCATCAAAAGCAGAAATTGAAGCACTACAAGATAACACAGCAAAGAAGAACGAAGCGAATAACTTCTTAGGAAATAATATTTCCAACGCCAATTTAGTTGACGTAAGTGAAGAATTAAACGCTGGTGGTACTGTTCAAGCCTCTCAGAACATTGACTTCCAGTTTGGCCCAGTTCAAACTTTTATTATTAGTGGCGATGTTACTCTTACAACAACTGGTTGGCCTGAGTCAGGTAAAGTTGGTAAGATTAGAGTAATACTTGTTAACGACGGTACAACACGTACTTTAACTATTGGTACTGAAGCAGGTTCAACATTAAAATATCATAATGATTGGCCATATACTTCACCAAAGAATGAAATCTCAGTAACTAACGACAGCAATCCTATTGTAATTGATTTTTGGACTTACAATGCAGGTTCAACTATCTTTGTAAAATACGACGGCACATACGCGGCGTAGTTATGATTCATCCGCATCATGAAGATTTAACCGAATTCACGACTCCGCAAATTGAAGCGAAGTTAACTGAACTATCCAAAAAGTATTTCATGACACGCAACCCAGAAGTCCAAATGCAAATGTCTATGATATTAGACGGCTACCGAGATGAACTTCGCACACGCTACAGAAAAGAAATGAGCGAAAATGGCGATAAAGATCTTGACAATCTCATTAATATCAGTTAAAATACATACATGCTTATAAAAACAAACTCTAACGGAGTTCCTACATTTACGAATCAAAACTTAATCGATATGATCTATACAGGATCTATTGACAAGTGTCATATTGTTCTTTGTGATAAGAATGATGAACTTGAACAGTTTAATAAGTGGGCGAAGGAATTTGGTAATCCTGAATTACAATTTTATGTTCCGATAGATGTAGACCAAAAAACATTTGATAACGTATGTCAAAGTGAATGGTTTATGCCTGATAGATATAAAGAGTTAAACGTGTATGATTATGTTTTAAGTAAAGCAAAAACTCCATGTCCTGAAAATGTACAGCAAAGGATTTGGGAAGAATTGGATGAATACAAAAAACGTGATATGCACAACTTATTACGTTATATGATATATTTGGTAGACTTCATGCGAGAGAATAATATAGTATGGGGTGTAGGTAGAGGATCAAGTGTGGCGAGTTATGTGCTATATTTGATTGGCATTCATAGAATTGACTCAATTCACTTTGACCTGGACTGGCAAGAGTTCCTGAGATAAGTAAATATATAATAGGAGAATATTATGGCAGTACAACAAAAAGGACGAAAAGTCTACAAGTCAATGCAAGGTAAACAAGTTGACATGGACTTATTACGTCAAAAGAACGAACTTACTCCGGCTGTAGGAAATGCCCGTGTTAATGCACGTGGTGATGAATTAGGTCCGGGTGGTAAGATCATTAGAAAACGTGAAGACGTTATGGCTGACTATTACAGAGATAATCCTAATGTTGTTGCAGATGAACAACCTGTAGCAAAAAAGGCTGAACCTGTAGAAGCAGTTGTTAATGAAACACCTGTTGCTAAAAAGGCAACTAAAAAAGTTGAGAAAGAAACTGTTGTTGAAGACGAGTGGGTCGAAGACGACGATGGCAATTTTGTAAAAAGAGGTGACTAATGAGTTTAGACTACGAAGCAATGGCGGCTGGAAAGCCGGCTATTCCAACTAAAGTAAAAGGTAGTATCAGACCTATCCATAATCGTGTTATTGTAAAGAACATGAACTTCGGCGAACAAAAGACTGCAGGAGGAATTATTATTACAAGTGATGATGGTAAAGATAGAGGTATTAAGTCACGTTGGGGACAAATTGTTTCCAAAGGTAAAACAAATACTGATCCTTATGAAGTAGGTGATTGGGTTCTTGTAGAACATGGTCGCTGGACACGTACATTCCAAGTTGATGTAAATGACGATGGTAATTACGTAGACATGCGTACAGTTGAAGCAGAATCAATTCTTGGTTGGTCAGATGAAATACCTGAAGACGTTGCATTTGGAAGTTTTACAGGTGCTGGAGATAACGAATCACACAGGCCAGAAGACTTTGGCGCAAATTAAGAAGTGGAAGTAAGATTGAATAACGTAGATCTAAACAAGTACAAAGATTTTGTAGAAAAGGTTACCTCATTACAAAGTAATGAGACAGGCGGACTAACTTCACAGTTAGAAAAACTTGAAAAAGATAGTGGTGTTAATATGGCACTACTACTAACAGGCTCGATAGGAATGGCGAGCGAAGGAGGAGAATTCAGTGAAATTGTTAAAAAATGTATCTTCCAAGGTAAACCATTGGACAATGAAACTATATTTCATGCTAAACGAGAACTTGGCGATATTGCTTGGTATTGGATCAACAGTTGTCGTGCTTTGGGTCTTGACCCTAATGAAGTCTTAGAAGAAAACGTAAACAAATTGAAGGCAAGATATCCGGGTGGTGAATTTGATGTACACTTTTCGGAGAATCGCAAAGACGGCGATCTTTAAAAAAGACTTGACAAACGTCCCGTTTGCAAGTATAATAGTACTATGAATACAGGAATAACATTCTCATCGTTTGATCTGTTCCATAGTGGACACGTTGCTATGCTCAAAGAAGCAAAAACAAACTGTGATTTCTTAATAGTAGGATTACAAACAGATCCTACAATAGACAGACCAGAAAAGAACAAACCAATACAGAGTGTTTTTGAAAGATATGTACAACTTGAAGGTTGTAAATATATCGATCAAATTATTCCATATGCAACTGAACAAGATATAATTGACATTCTATTAACTTACCAAATTACTACTCGTTTTATTGGAGAAGAATATAGATCAAAAGAGTATACGGGAAAAGAATTATGTGTTGACAAAGGCATAGAAATATACTATAATAAAAGGCAACATTCATTTAGCACAAGTGAATTAAGAAAAAGGATAAACCAGGCATGAAAGAACTATGGGTAGAAAAGTATCGTCCTAAGACAGTAGAAGGATATGTTTTTAGAGATGAACATCAAAAGAATCAAGTAAAGCAATGGATCAAAGAAGGAACGATTCCTCATTTGCTATTCAGTGGTAACGCAGGTATAGGTAAAACAACACTTGCAAAACTATTGTTTAATGAACTTGAAATTAATGATTTAGATGTATTAGAAATTAATGCAAGTAGAACAAATAGTGTAGAAGATGTACGTGATAAGATTGTAAACTTTGTACAAATGATTCCATTTGGAGAGTTTAAGGTTGTACTACTTGATGAGGCAGACTATTTAAGTCCTAATGCACAAGCGGCATTGCGTGGTGTGATGGAAGAATATCATACAACAAGCAGATTTATCCTAACTTGTAATTATCCTAACAGAATTATTCCAGCACTACACAGTAGATGTCAAGGTTTCCATATTGAACGTATTGATCAAACAGAATTTACTGCAAGAGTGGCAAAAATATTAATTGACGAAAGTGTTACTCCAGACTTAGATACACTTGATACTTATGTAAAAGCAACTTATCCTGATTTACGTAAATGTATTAACATGGTGCAAATGAATGCAGTTGATGGTGCTTTGCAAAAGCCACAAGAAGGTGATACAGGTGAAGCAGATTATAAAATTGAGATGGTTGAATTATTTAAAGCAGGAAAAATTAATCAAGCAAGGAAACTTGTTTGTAGTCAAGTACGCCCAGATGAAGTAGAAGATATCTACAAGTGGATGTATGATAACATTGCATTGTTCGGTGATGAAGAAAAACAAGAAAGTGCAATACTTGTAATTAAACAAGGCTTGGTAGATCATACTCTTGTTGCAGATCCTGAGATTAACTTGGCGGCGACCATGATTAGATTGGCACGTCTTTAATTTAATAAGTAATAATATGACATACTTAGTCAATGACAAATGTATAGGTTGTAAACATATGGACTGTGTCGAGGTATGCCCTGTGGATTGCTTTTATGAAGGTGAAAACATGCTTGTTATTAATCCAGATGAGTGTATTGACTGTGGAGTATGCCAACCTGAATGTCCTGTAGATGCAATTATAACTGATGCAGAAGACACTGGCAACCGTTGGCTTGATATAAACACAGAATATGCAAACAAATGGCCTAATATAACTGTAGCTCGTCCAGATGACGTCCCATCTAATGCCAAAGAAATGGCAGACGTTCCTGATAAGTTTGACAAATATTTCTCACCCAAACCGGGAGGATCAAGTGACTGATATTAAAATACAAAAATTAAGAGCAAGCCATATTTTAATTAGCCATATAGGTGCTACTGCACAAACAAGTAACCGTCCTGCACCAGCGGCAGAACAAGAAGCCGGTTTTATTATTCAAGATATTATAGAAGGTTTACTAACTTTCGATCAAGCGGCAAAAGAACATAGTGCTTGTAGAAAAAGTGCAAAGAATGGTGGCGACTTAGGGTGGTTTCACTATCCAGGTGATATGGAATATGAAATTGCTAAACCTATAAGTGGAATAAACAAAGACGAAATGCTTACATTTCCAATTAAAACTGAGTACGGTTATCATATATTACTAAGGACGGGATAGTTGGAAGACTTTTTTCAAGTAACACCATTAATTTCACAAGAAGAATTTGACGTAATACAAGTCAGTTACGGCAATGCTGATAACCTTAATCCTATACTCGAAAAAAAGATATATGATATGGGTGATGAGTTACAACATAGAAGCAACGTAAAAGCGGATATGACTGACTTTAGACTATACCAAGATCCTGACTTTAAAAAGATATGCGACTTTGCTATATTGCAATGTATTAATAGCATAGAAGGATTAAGTCAACGTGGCGCACAAATGATGCGTTGGGATATAATTGACTGTTGGGGAATGGTTTATAGGACAGGAGTAGGTCATCATACAGTTGAACATGCTCACTGGCCTGCTACATTTAGTTTTGTATATTATGTAAATGCATGTGAAAAATGCTCCCCGTTAATGTTTACAAGATCACACTTTAAAGTCAAACCAAGAACTGGATTGATGGTAATATTTCCAGGTAACACGAGTCATAACGTACCACATCAAGATTGCAGTCATGATAGAGTTGCAATATCAGGCAACATCAGTGCAACTATAAACAAGAAGGAACAGGAACATGCAAGTTAAATTAGTAAGTTATTCAAAGCCTACTGAAGATTATAAAGATGATTTAGAAAATGTACAAGACCTTATTGCGTTTTGTGCCAGAGTAAGTAATCCAAGTAACCAAATGAATAAAGAAACTAATGAAAGACTTATCAAGTATCTAATTAAACATCAACATTGGTCTCCATTGGAGATGGTTAGTGCTTGTTTAGAAATACAAACTACAAGAGATATTGCACACCAGATCGTAAGACATAGAAGTTTTAGTTTCCAGGAGTTTAGCCAACGTTATGCTAATCCAGATGAGCAAGGCGATATGTTTGAATACAGTGAAGCAAGGTTACAAGACGAAAAGAACAGACAAAACAGTATTGAAGTTGATGATGAAAAACTACAACTTGATTGGTTACACGCACAAATGCGTATTGCACATTTAGCCAAAAAAGAATACGATTGGGCAATTAAAAAAGGCATTGCAAAAGAACAAGCACGTAAGGTTTTACCGGAAGGTATTACTAAAACAACATTATACATGAATGGTACATTACGTAGTTGGGTTCATTATATTGAATTGCGTGGTGCTAATGGTACACAAAAAGAACATATGGAAATTGCCCATGCTTGTGCCAAAGTAATAGCCACAATATTCCCTCTTGCCGAAAACCTCCAATAAGTAACTGTATGTTCAACTATATTAAGAGTCTTTTTTCAGCCGACACACCTGTGATTAATTTTGCTTGTGCGAATTGGGGAGTACGTAAGTATGCACCAATACAACCTGCAGGTAAATTTTTTCCAGAAAAGTTTAAAGAAATGAGTCCTTACTATGAAAAAGGTAAGCATAATATAGATCATCATAAAACTGTTAGAGCATGTCCAGGTATTACAGATTATATGAGCATGGGATTTGTTATTCCTGCATTTTGTGATATAGAAATTACACCTACACCAGACGGAAAGTTTGTAGAAACACGTTACAGTGAACCTACTTACAATGATGCTTTTCATCCTGAAGAACAATTAGGCAATTTTCTAAGTGAAAAGTTTCCTGTTAGAGGAGCAGTTAAATTAGACAATCCTTGGTTTACTTGGAACAAGGTTGGATACAGTACTTTGTATCTTCCTATGTATTACCATGAAGGTAAAAACTGGGAAGCAGTACCAGGTGTAATGGATCATGACACAGGTGCTCCACAAAGTCCTATTAATATTATGTTAAAAGAAATTAAACCCACCATGATTAAGATGGGCGAACCATTAGTACAAGTTATTCCGTTTAAGAGAGAATCGCAAGTTGCAAAAACGTTTGAACTAAATGAGACTGCTATCAAAAGACATCAAGCAGTGTCCAGCCTACATAATATTACATACGCAGGCTGGATCAAGTGGGTCAAACAAAAAAAATACTATACTGTTGACGCTCACGATACCGACTTACCCGGCGATCAATAAACATCTCCATATATTTCTAATACTTCTTTAACTGCTTCGTGTCTTTCAATATCCCCTCGTTGGAATTCGATTACTGTTAGCCGTTCCGTAGTACCCTTGTTTTCTAAATGCCTACAAAAGTCTATAAGTCCGTTATCTCTAAGTCTATCTGCCTGAGCAAGATCACCAGTAACTGCCATTTTACTTCCAGTACCTAATCTTGTTAATAACATTTTCATTTGACTTTGTGTAGCATTCTGCATTTCATCAGCAACTATAAATGCGTTCTTAAATGTACGACCACGCATATATGCCAAAGGTGCAATTTCAAGTACACCTTCTTGTGTCATACCTTCAAGATCATGTGCTGTAAAATACTCTTTAAGTACATCGAATATTGGCCTTGTCCATGGCGCCATCTTTTGCTCCATAGTACCAGGTAAAAACCCAAGATCTTCGTCTGCACTTACAGCAGGTCTTGTTACGACTATTTTATCTACCACGCCCTCTTTAAATTGTTTAACCGCGGTTTGTACTGCTAACATAGTTTTGCCTGTTCCTGCCGGCCCTATGCCAAAGACTATGTCTTTCTTAGGGTCTAACAGTTTCAGTACGTATGATTCTTGGTTAATGTTTCGGGGTAGTATTTTGACTTCTTTTTTCTTCTGTGGAAGAAAATTGTTGATTGCTACAATGTTATTGTAGCCTTGTTTGCTCTTCCGAGCACTTCTTTTTGCACCCATTAAGTTCTCCTTGATAAAGTACACACTTTGTAGGATCCCTTCCCTACAAAAATATTTAGCGAGATATCTCGTGACAAAAACACATACATATAATACTAACCCGGATAAATAAGTGTATAAGATTGGAAATAGCATATGAAAGACGTATTAGAAGTTATACAAAACATTCAGGGCATTTACGAAAGTGATACCGCATTTACGGTTCTAAAAGACTTCGAAAGAGTGCTTGACGAACTGGATTTATATGTGTACGATAACTGGGAAGATGGCGAATTAGTTGCTGGTCCGAGAATTGGTAGACATTGGGTTACTTGTGCGTTTATGTGGCCAAGAGATTTAATGCCTGATCCTATGGGCGGTAAACGTCTATTAGATTATGACTGTAAAGTATCGTATAAAAAAGATCATATACTAAAACCAAGACAGATTCGTAAGCCAGATGATATTAGACCTGGCACTAAAAAAGGCAAACTTGACCGTGAAGAAATTTGGGTCGTAGAAATTAATATGCCTAAGAAACTTATTGTAGACATTTACAGTGGATACAATGAAATGATCGATATTAACACCGAACCTGGACAAGCACCAGGTGCCGCACCAGAGGCAGAGCCAGCAGAAGCAGGCGTTGAAGCAGGTACAGGTGCAGGTGCAGAGACTCCTCCAGAAGGAGCAGTATAATGGGATTGAGAAAAGGAGATTTAGTTAGTCTTGTTGACCGTATTTTTGAAATAGATAGTTTCAAAAGTAAAATGGGTGACGACAAAGATATTATTACCTTAAGTTTCTCAACTAAGAATGAAGGCAGTGCAACAGACTTAGAAAACTTTATTGAAAAAGGTTATCCTTTTGTGCTTGACGCTGATGCAACCAACGGTGAACAACGTGATGGTATGTATAAAGTGTTTGTTGAAATTGAACGAAGTAAAGATGCTCCAGCACAAATACACGAAGTTATAGACGGAGTAACAAAGATTGCCGATTTAGAAAGCATGAAATTTAGATATTACAAAGGCTTTAAAAGCCACGATTGTAATGAGGCTAATTTAGCCGAAAAGGTCCCAACAGACCACGACGCATATGAAATCAAAGTTAATGAAAGTAATATGGATAACTATAAAAACTTCTTTAGCAAGAGTTATGCTGAAGAAATTGATATTATAAATGAGAGCCAATTGCGTATTAAGAATACATATATGGATCCGATTTATCTCAATATAGTCGATTTTGCACCCAATGAGAAGGTAAATATCAATGAGTCATTAGATGTCGACGGCTTTGCTGAAGTCATCTACTTAACAAAGTACTTAGGTGATTATGACATTACCAAGTACGGTAAAAAACTGGTACTTGAGAACAATGGGTACTCACTAATTTGTAAAAGAGGATAGAACCAAATGGCAAAAGATAATTTTAGAAAGTGTTTAGAAGTTATTCTACATCACGAAGGCGGGTACGTAGATCACCCTAAAGATCCAGGTGGCGCAACGAACTTAGGCGTTACCAAACAAACTTACGAAGACTGGATGGGTAAAGTAGTTACTAAAGATAGAATTAAAGAATTAACTATCGAAGATGTAACACCTATCTATAAAAAGAATTACTGGACTGCAATTATGGCAGAAGATATTCCAGCAGGTTTAGACTTGTGTGTATTCGACATGTGTGTAAACGGTGGACGTCATAGAGCAACAAAAATGTTACAACAATTAGTTGGAGCATCAATCGACGGTTGGATTGGTCCGAACACTATTGCTAAGACTCAAGCATTTTGTGAAGCGAAAGGTGTTACTGCCGCTATTGACGGATACCAACAAATTAGACAAGACTTTTACGAATCATTAAAAACTTTTGAAACATTTGGTAGAGGATGGACACGCAGAGTAAACGAGACCAAAGAGACAGCGATATCAATAGCCAAGTAAGTTGTAAAAACTGCGGCCACGAATATCACGAAGGTTCACTATACAAGGAATTTGCAGACGGCGACGGTAAGATGATTACGATTGAAGTTTGCAAACAAGGAAGATGATGGAAAAAGTAGTTAAAGCCATAGCAGAACATTTAGACGTTGACATATCTAAGGTTGTACCAGAAGCATCTTTGATAGATGACTTAGGTGCTGACGATTTTGATATCATTGAGTTAGCAGTTGCAATACAAGAAGCAACAGGCAAAACTATTTCAAGTGAAGATGAAGCCAACGTAAAAACAGTTGGCGACTTTATTAAACTGGTAGAAGCATAATGTTTGGATCAATTAAAATAGCAATAGTTTTAATTATGTTGGCAGGTGCCGGCGGCGGTGTTATGTATGTAAAAACACTAAAGTCAGACTTGGCTACATCAGAAGCAAACAATTTAAAGTTAGAACAAAGTGTTGCAAGTCAAAAGGCTGTAATAGAACAACAGGCTAATGACTTTAAAAAAATCCTCGAAATAAACAAAGACCTTGAACAAACAAATAAAACACTTGCCGCAGAGTTTGCCGCTCTTGACAAGCGTTTTAATAAAATTAATGGCAAAGGCGAAGTTAGAGACTTAGGTGATCTTGCTGTAAAAAGATCAGAATCAGTAGAACGTGTTATTAATAAGAATACCAAGAAAGCAATGCGATGTGTAGAAATTGCTATGGGGGCAGAACTAACAGAGAAGGAAATTAATGCTACAAAGAAATCAGAAATTAATGCTGAATGTCCGAGTATAGCAAATCCAAATTATGTACCGTATAACTAACATATTAATTATTGCCTTACTTGCTGTTGCAGTGAGTGGGTGTTCAACTGTGAGAGAACTACAAATCTTTGAACAAGAAGTTCCAAGAGAGAAGTTAAACTTATCACATCCTGAAGCGGCTAAGATGGAGCCTTTACAATGGGTAATCATCACAAGCGAAAATGCAGAAGAAGTATTTGCTAAACTAAAAGAACAAGGTAAAGATCCTGTACTGTTTGGTTTAAGTGATAAAGACTACGAATTCCTTTCCAAAAACTTTGCACAGATCCGTGCATACATGATCAAGCAACGTCAAGTAATTGATCAATACAAAGAATATTACGAAAGCACCGATGACACGAAAAACTAATACGATGTTGATTGCCTTATTAGGCACAATATTAATGGGTCTGGCGACCTGGACATTAGTTACGTTAATGGAACTTCAAATTATAGTCAGTATGATTCAACAAGATTTAATTAGTATTGATAAACAATTTGGCAGGGTTTACAACTTTATAGATTCAGTAAGACAAAAGTAAAAACAGTGAAACATATACTGATCCTGTTGCTACTGTTCGTCCTGGCCTCCTGCACAAAAACAACCTGTAAGTTAAGGCCTGATGTTAAAATTAATACTGAAAGTCTAACAGATTTAAGAAATCCCGATATAGAAACTAAGGGCGAAGTCGCTTGTACTTTTTAAGTACTATCGTTTTTAGATTTATAATTTGCTATTGCTGATTTAATTGCATCTTCTGCCAGAACACTACAATGTATCTTCACAGGTGGTAGAGCAAGTTCTTCTACAATGTCTATGTTCTTAACATCAGATGCTTGATCCAATGTCATACCTTTGACCATTTGTGTTACTAAACTTGAACTTGCTATTGCACTGCCACAGCCATATGTTTTAAATTTGGCATCTGTTATAACATCATTTTCCACTTCAATTTGTAGTTTCATAACGTCACCACATGCAGGTGCTCCAACCATACCTGTGCCTACATTAACTGCTTTAGCATCTAAACTTCCAACATTGCGTGGGTTTTCGTAGTGATCAAGTACCTTATCCGAGTAAGCCATACCTGTTCCTTAAAAGTTATATTAAAAGTATTTATACAGTTAAGATAAATACTAATATAATAAAGAGGGAAACTTATGTGGGAAATGATTGAAAGAATGGCGAGCGATCGCTTGTGGATATACACAGCATTGGTTGGTTCGCTATTTGGTTTAGCGTTTTCAACATATTTTAAGAGTACAAGATTGGGACTATGGTTATATAGTTGGTTCGACAGAATAGCAGATTATCTTGTTGAACGTTGGGGCTGGACTTGGTTACAACAACCAAAAGATGCTTGGAGACAAAAGTATCCATACGTTACAAAGAAAATAGACGAACTCGAAAATCGTCTTAAAAAGTTAGAGGGAAAGAAATAATGGCTGATGAAGTAAAGGTTGCAGAACCTAAACAAAAAATCCAAGTAGATTTAGAAGTAGACACAAGTGTAAAAGACTTAGGTGTTAACCCATACGCAAAATTAATACATATGGCAAGAGCAGTTGATGCTTGGAGAATCTTTCCAAGATTATTCTTAACTGTTTACATTGTACTATTATACAAATGTGTTATTTGGTACATGAACTTACCTGCACCTACAATGGAACAAAGTGGTTTGATTAGTATTGTAGTTGGTGCTGGTGCGGCATGGTTTGGTCTTTATACAGGTACAAGTAAAAGTAAAAAATAATCCAGACAACTAATACTTGACAAACGTCTAAAATAAGTATATAATACTACTATGGATTATTATGAAAAATTAGGCGTTAGCCGAAATGCCTCAGACAAAGAAATCAAAAATGCGTTTCGCAGACTGGCGGCTAAACATCATCCTGACAAAGGTGGTGATCATAAATATTTCACTGAACTAAATGAAGCCTATCAAGCATTAAGTGATCCACAAAAGAAAGCAACATACGATCAATACGGAACTATTGATCCACAACAACAACATCCATTTCAGCAAGGCGGTTTTAGTTTTGATGGAAATGGTATGGAAGACTTGTTTGGAACTATTTTTGGTAGAGGCTTTCAACAACAACAACGTAGACCACAACGTAATTCAAATATAACTATCGCATGTGATATTACACTGGCAGAAGTGTACACAGGCAAAGGTGTACTTGCTACATTTAGAACACGTACAGGTAGAGAACAAACAGTTAACATTGATATTCCAAAAGGTTCGAGGCACGGAGATACAATTCAATATAATGGTTTAGGTGATGATAGTATATCACAATTACCTAAAGGTGATCTTCTTGTAAAAGTTCGTATAATGCGTGATCCAAAGTTTGAAATAAATGGATTCGACTTGCATACACAAACAGAAATCAATGTGTTCAATTTAATATTAGGTACTGCCACAAATCTAAGTTTACCTAACGGACGAACTATAAGTATTAATGTACCAGCAGGCACACAACCAGGCACAACATTAAGCATACACGGACAAGGTCTTCCTAACTATAACACAGGTCAATCAGGAAATGTATATCTAAATATAAAAGGTATAGTTCCTACAAATTTAACGGATGAACAAAAAGAAATATTAAGGAAGTTATGAAACTAAAATTAGTACTACACCCGAACAAATGGTTAGAGACGAAAGTCAAACCTTTTGATTTCAATACACTTGATGCAAAAGATATCGAAAAGCAAATGATTGATATTATGGAAAAGAATGCAGGTGTAGGTCTTAGTGCCAATCAAGTAGGACTTGACGGACAGATATTTGTTTTGAAGCCACATGAGATGAAAGACTACGATGAATCGTTTGCTATTATCAATCCGGAAGTTATTAAGATCGACGATAGGGTTATAGAAGGTGAAGAAGGTTGTTTAAGTTACCCTGGTTTATACTTTAAGGTTAAACGTGCAACTGCTTTGGTTGCCAAGTGTCTTGACTCTGCAGGCAAAGAGTGTACAATAGAGTTTGTAGGTTATAATGCAAGAATATTCCAACATGAATATGATCACTTACAAGGTATTAACTTTACAGACAGAGTAAGTAAACTAAGATTAGATATGGCAAAGAAGAAACAACAAAAATTATTTAAAAAATATAAGGTGGATGTTAAATGGTAGAACCAAGTGATGAATTACAAGCAGTATTTGACAAGTCTATTAATGATGCAAAGAAGTTAAGGCACGAGTATGTAACACTTGAGCACTTATTATTTGCTATGCTATGCGTAGATAACTTTGTAAAAGTAGTAGAAGGTGCTGGTGCTGATCCTGAGTTCATTAAAAAGAATATTGAGCATTACTTAAAAACAGAACTTGACGAAATTAAAGTTGCTGATGACATTAAAAAGTTTAAGCCAAAGAAAACTGCAACAGTTGAAAGGGTTTTAAACAGAGCATTCACACAAGTATTGTTTAGTGGTCGCCAACATATAGAAACAACTGATGTATTTTTAAGTATTATGGGCGAAAAGAAAAGTTGGTCATACTACCACATTCAAAAGTCAGGTCTTACAAAAGAAGGCTTTGCAGAATATTTAAACAACGAATTAGATACAATTTATGAAGATGAAGAAATGCGTCAAGTCGCTGAAAAGGCTTTACGTGACTTTACAACTAACCTTAATAAAGAAGCAGGCAATCAAAAGATTGATCCTGTAATTGGTCGTGCAGATGAACTTGAAGGTATTGCACTTGCATTAGGTAGACGTAGTAAAAATAATGTACTACTTGTAGGTGATCCTGGTGTAGGTAAAACTGCTATTGCTGAAGGACTTGCATTTAATATTGTTAATAAAGCAGTACCAGAATTTTTACAAGAGTATTCAGTATACAACTTAGATATTAGTGCTATGTTGGCAGGTTCTAAATACAGAGGTGACTTTGAAGAACGTTTCAAACTTGTAATGAGTGCAATTAAAAAGCAAGGTAAAACTATTGTGTTTATCGATGAAGCACATATGATGAATGGTGCCGGTAATGCAGGGTCAGGTAGTTCAAATGACTTGGCTAATATGTTAAAGCCTGCATTAGGTAAAGGCGACATTAAAGTTGTAGCAAGTACTACATGGGAAGAATATAGAAAATACTTTGAAAAGGATCGTGCATTAATGCGTAGGTTCCAAAGAATAAGTGTTTCAGAACCTGATAAGAATGTAACTACAGAAATTTTACAAGGTATTAAAAAGTATTACGAAGAGTTTCATAAAGTTAACATTACTGATGAAGCAATTGACGAGTCAATTAAGTTAAGTGTAAAATATATGGCTGATAGAAAACTACCAGACAAAGCAATTGACTTATTAGACTTGGCTTGTTCACGTTTCAACTTAAAAGAAGTTACTGAACGTGTTGTAGGCAAAGAAGAAGTACAGTTTGAACTTGCTAAAGCAGTTAAACTACCGCCAGAACAAGTACAACAAAAAGAATCAAGCAACCTTGCTAACTTAGATAGCAATCTTAAGAAGCAAGTGTACGGACAAGACTCTGCGATAGATGAAATTGTAGATAAGATTCTTGTTGCACAGGCAGGACTTAAAGCAGAAAATAAACCAATTGGTTCTTTTGTGTTTATGGGTCCAACTGGTGTAGGTAAAACTGAAACAGCAAGACAACTTGCAAATCAATTAAGTGTTGAACTTGTAAGATTTGATATGTCAGAATATCAAGAGAAACATAGTGTTGCAAAACTAATTGGATCACCTCCAGGATATGTAGGTTACGAAGATAGTGCAGGACTATTGATTACTAAATTACAAGAACACCCTAATTGTGTATTACTGTTAGATGAAATTGAAAAAGCACACCCAGATGTTTCACAGATTTTATTACAGTTAATGGACAACGGAAAAGTTACAGGTAGCAACGGTAAGGAAGCCGACGCAAAAAATGCCATTCTCATTCTAACAACCAATCTTGGTGCAGAACAGGCAGAGAAAAATGCGATCGGCTTCAACGAAGACATGGAAATAGAATACGAAGATACTGAACTTAAGAAGTTCTTTGCTCCAGAGTTCCGTAATAGACTTGATGGCGTTGTAGCATTTGGCAAACTTGAGAAGAACGTAATGATTAAAATTGTTGGTAAGTTCCTTGTAGAACTAAAAGCGATGCTAACAGAGAAAAACGTTACTGTTGAGATTACAAATGACGCTATTGACTACCTTGTTGAAACAGGCTTTGATAGCAAGATGGGTGCAAGACCATTACAAAGAACTATTGATAAAGAGGTCAAGAAGGATCTAAGTAAACTATTATTGTTTGGTGCATTAAAAACAGGCGGACACGTAGTTATCGATGTCAAAGACAATGCTATTGTACTTGTTACGGATAAAGCAACAAAACCCGTAACTGTTGATGCATAAGACTTTAGATAAATATATGTATGCCAAGCAATAGCGAAACAATTTTATCAGCAAATACACACCCAGGAGATAGTACTGTTGTGACCGTTACAGGTACTGACTACAAAGGTGATGGGTATTACGGTCGTGCAGATGGTTTGCACACTGTACAGTACAATTATGCGGGTCTAACAGGTACTATTAGTATCCAGGCTTCACTTGCTACTACACCTACAGAAAGCGATTGGTTTGAAGTACACTCATACACAGCCGCGGCAGAGACTGATAATAAATTTGCTAACTTTACAGGTAACTATGTTTGGGTTAGAGCAAAACTTGTGTACACAGATGGTACAGTAAATAGTATCATGTTGAATCATTAGGAGTTATTATGGAAAGTATTAGTATTATATGGCCTAACAAAGAAGAAGATGTTGATGCTATTGTTGCCGAGCAAGTACTAAACTGTACAGGCGAAGCACTTAATGAAGCAGAAACGCATTATGAGGTTATAGAGACCGATAAAGGCGAAACAATGCTTACTATTGACACACATAACAAACTAAACGAAGCACAAAGCAACGAAATCGCTGAAAATATAGCCAATAAACTATTCGATATGGGCTTCTCCAAGTTCGATATCGAAATCTCTGTATAAACTTTTAGTAGACAAACTGTGATAAATACTTTATATTAGTAGTATAAAGGTTATTATCATTATGAAAACATTTCAAGATTATTTAAAGGAAGCCGAAAACGAATCAGGCTTACAATATTACACAGGCGTCAAAAAGCACGGCAAAGAATACATGAAAAAAGCCGCTGAAGCAGGACGTAAAGGTGCAAGTCAACAAGAACTTGGTGCATTAAAAGACAA